AAAAAGGGTTGCAAGAATATAAAACAGGTCTTGTTACTAATGCGCTTACCCCTGCTCCTGCTGGTGCTGCCCCCGCTCCTGTTAATGCTGGCGCGGCTGTTGTGCCAAATACACAAACGGTTGCCCCAGTGCCTCCAGTTGTGCCAAACCCAATGAATCCCCTACAGCAACAAGACCAAACTACAGCTCCTACAACTGGAGTGTTTCGTAAGTTTTTGGACTTTGTTCCAAAATAATAAGGAACCAAAATGGAAGAATCAAAAGCAGTAGTGCCAACCTCTCCTAGTGTTGCTGTTCCGCCTCCCCCTGAAGTTGTAGCTGCTGAAGGTGCGGTTAATCGTGTTCAAAAGTTTGATACGTTATCTAACAAGTTAGATACTAACAATCTTGAAACGCCTAAACAGCGTATGCAGTTTGCAAATGATTTTGCGGCTGTCCAACCAGAACGTAGTATTTTGCAAGCGATCATTGCAAAGAAGATGGGCATTCCAGATGCTGGCTTGATTGCAACGCAAGGCAGGATTACTAACAGAATTATTTATGATGAAAACGGTAAAGCCGCTCTTGCGTCATTTGCTCAAAACAACCCAAAAATTCCAGTAAACAACCCTGTTGACATTGAAACTCAACAACCTATTGGCATTGCTGAATACACAAAACGTAAGTTTGGCGAGTACGATAAGTTTTCAGAGACTCCTGCTGGTATAGCAAGAGAGATTGAAATCAAAGAACGCAAGTCTGCTTATGAAGGTGAACGCGCAGCTACGTTTGTTCAATCGGCAGCGGCTCCAACTTTAAAAGGTTTGTGGGCTGATCAAGAAAGAGATTTGCAAGCCTTGGAAAAGAAAGGCTTAAGTGATAAAGAACACAATGTATTGTCTTCTTATACATCGGCTTCTGCTGGCTACACCCAAGACTTGAGCAACGCTATCAACACTATGAAGCAAGCTCAAAAAGATCAAAACACAAAAGATGCGTTGACTAGAAGTGGAAAGCTGCAACTAGCCAGAGACTTCATCTCTGCAAACCTTAGTATTTCTAAAGAAAAGGTTGATAGTATTGGCTCTTCTGACCTTGACCAACTGTATAAAAACAACAGCTCTGGTGCTGCTTTAGATGCCAAGTTTTCACAAGACAAAAAAGCCGCTTATGAGTCTGCCTGGTATAAAAATTTAGACCCAGCGGAAAAACTCACGTTTGAAAAAGTTTGGCAACGTTCTCAGGTTATTGCTCAAACACAAGCGCAAGCATCTGCTTATGGCGACTTAAACATTGCCCCCACCCCCTTCACTCCTGAAATTATGAAACAGGCTGGTGCTGGTGTAACTCAATCAATTCTTGGTCAATTCAAAGCTGAGTCAACTGAAAAGTTTGCTGAATGGTTTGAAAAGCAAAAGTTTCCTGAAGGCACTATACCGAGCCGTGGTCAATTGCAATCTGCTTTTACTCGCACACAAGAATACATCGACCTTAAAGAGAAGTACGGCCTAAAGATGGATCAGGCTGAAATTCGTTCGCTGAAAGCTGCCAAAGAGATTGATCAAACAAAAGGTTCATCTAATGCCAACATCGGTGTTGTTTCTGTTGCTCCTCAATCCACAGAAAAGATGAACACCACCTCTGCCAAGAACAGAGAGAAAGACAATTCTCCACCAAAACTGTCTCAGCAAGAACGTATCAATCAATTGACTTCAGGCATCCTTCAAAGCTTGAATCCAAACAAGAAAAAAGAAGGAGCTAAGTAATGGATGATCCCAACTACTTACGCAAAGTAAATCTGGATGAAATTGATTTCAGCAAGTACGGCAAAGACTATTCTCAAGAAGAGTTGGCTGCTGTCAAGATGGCTTTACAACAAGAGCAAAAGCGTCATGTAGAGTCTTTTGATAGCCTCCCAATGTTGGACCGTGCTAAATATCATGTAAGTGACATGGCTGATTTTGTTCAGCAAAACCCAGAAACACTTTTGGGTGTTGCAACTGGCGCTTTGTTAGCTGGTGCTGGTGCAAAATCAATTGAAAAAGCTTCAGGCGCAACAGAGAAAACTAAGCAAGTGTTTGGCTCCTTACGCGACATGATGTCTTCCAAAAAAGAAGAGGGTTTGTTGGCATCTCAACAGGCTGAGAAAGCTGCATTAGCTCAGGCAACACCTGCTGACGTAACTGCACAAGCAAAGCCAGCCGCTGGTGTTGACACTTCTACAGACATTGGTAAAGGGTTTGACCCTAGTAGCAAAACTCTTATTGGGCAAAGCGAGAAAAACAGAGAAGCTAAAAAGATTGCAAAAGATGTTGGTGCTACTGATATTAGGCAATTTACCCGTGATGCTAAAGGCAACATTCAATGGCCTGAAAAAACAAGTCCATCTGCCCGTGCTGGCGCAGAGGCATTTATGCAGCAGTACCCTGACCTTGCCAAACAACTAGAAGCAAAGGGCCAGTTTGCTATTCTTGGCGCTGGCTCTGGCGACAACAGCTTGTTCAATACTTACGGCGCACAAACCCGCAAAGACATTATTCAACAAGTTAATCAAGGCAACCTTGCTGGGACCCACGGTGGCAACGAAGGTTTTTATAACAAGACATTAACACCCGCAATTGCTGCTGTTCCTCCATCTACTCCATTGGGAGCAGAGCTTGAAAGATTAAGGGCTGTTGAGCCAAAAGGCGGGACGCATGGTATTTTGGGAAAATCTGTTGCAGTCAAAGAAGGCGGTAAAGGATTTGTCTTTGGCAAAAATGAATTAACAAAAGCTTTTAAAGCTGGCGCACCTGCTGCTTTGTTGATGTCAATTGCAAATGCCGCCAATGCTAAAGAAGCCGCCCAAGCTGTTGGCGAAGCAATGTTGCCAATGGGATTAACACCATCTGAACTGCAATCAGGTAAATTAACTGAAAAACAGTTAAAGGCTTTTGAAGAAGCTAAAAAGCTGGGTAGCCCATACCGTTCTGTTCCACCGCCAAAGAAATAATCATGACTACTCACGAAGAAACCGCCGCCGCAGTAACAGCTAAAGCCGCCTTGCCCGTAGGCGTTTCTTTGGCGACTGTCTTTGGATTGCAAGTCAGTGATCTGCTGATGTGGATGACATTGATATATACCATCTTGTTGATTGTTCACAAGGTGTGGTTGATCTACAAAGACATTCGTAAAAAGTAATGTGGACCCAATCAGTCTTCTTCTTATGGCACAGAGTGCAGTCAGTGCTATACGCGCTGGTTGCCAAATGCTCTCTGAAGGCAAGCAATTTATTGACGATGCTAAGTCTGAGGTGGAAGGCATTGTCGGACAAGTCAAAGAAACTTACGAAACAGTCACTGGCCTTTGGGGTTGGATTACTGGACTTTTTGGCGGTGCTAAACAGGCTGAGAACGTATCACCAGCAGCACCAGTTGCAGCAGCCGAAGCTCCAAAGCCTGTTGCAAAGAAAACAAAAAAGCAGCCAGAGCCAGAGTTAAGTTATGAAGAATTCCAAGCAAGAGCCGTACACGATATATGTGAGAATCTTAAAGTATATTTTGAAGCGATAAGACATTTGAAAGCGCATTGTCGGGAACTTGAGGAAGAAGCTCTCACAACAGGGAGGGTTGCCGATAGTGCGGTTGACCGTATAGAGATGCAATGGCAAATGAAAGAGCTGAACAAGCAGCTCAAGCAAGCCATGATCTACGGTACGCCTGAAGAGCTTGGTCTTGGTGCAATGTACAAAGAGTTTTTGTTGAAGTATGACGAGATACTTGAAGAGCAAGAGGTTGCGCGTGAGTTGAAACGTAAGAAAGAACGAGACACAGCATGGCAACAAGAGCGCCTCAAAGAAATACAAACAGCGAAGCTGATGTACGCGCTAGTCGTGGTGGTGGTGATACTGGAAATGACGGGGTTGTATTTCGCTCTATGAATGAATTTTGGCGTTGGGTCACAGTTGCTACTCTCATCATCTTTGCCATCATGATGTTGTCGTTTGCTGTCGCCTATCAAAGTAAGCAGCTCAAAAAAGCTGAAGCACTGTTGACGCGCATTGAGGAAAAAGAACGCAAGCAAAAACTTTTAGAGAGGAAAGATGATGAATGATCTACTTGGGATGCTTAAAGGCATTGCACCTGGCGTAGCGACACTTGTGGCTGGCCCGTTGGCTGGCAAAGCCGTTAGTATGCTGGCTGATAAGTTTGGGGTGGCTGACAGCGTTGAGGCTGTTGCAAAGGCTATTGCAAACGACCCGCAAGCTGCACAAAAACTACAAGAGATAGAGCTGGAGTTCTACAAGACGGAACAGAATAATCTGACGGAACGACTGAAGGCTGACATGTCTTCTGACTCTTGGTTATCCAAGAACATTCGTCCAGCTACGTTGATATTCCTTTTGCTGGCCTACAGTGGCTTTGCTGTTGCTTCTATCTTTGGTCATGAGACTAGAGGCGCTTACGTTGAGTTGCTAGGACAGTGGGGAATGCTCGTCATGTCTTTCTACTTCGGTGGTAGGACTATGGAAAAAATTGCAGACAAGGTGAAAAAATGACAGACTTTCAGAAAGAGATTGTGTTTATTGCACGAATGATGGCAACAACTTTGTGTTTTGTTATCTTGTGCATGACGATAAGTTTATTGGGTGGCTTGTTCATGCCCAACAGCGTGATAGACAACAAAGACATTTTCCCAATCATTGCCCCTGCCTTTAGCACCATCATTGGTGGCTTTATCGGCTGGTTGGCTGCTATCAAATTAAACAACGCTACCGAGGACAAAGATGACACAACTAACGCCTAATTTTTCGCTTGAAGAGTTAACTCATACCGATCACCGCACTTTAGATAACACCCCCACTACTGCCGAGAAGTGCATCATTGATGGCAAAGAAGTGATGGTGAATGCATATGAGAACCTGCCACGCTTGGCTAACTTTTTAGAACAAGTTAAAGCTCTTTTGGGGGGCAAGCCCATCATGATCAACAGTGGCTTTCGCTCTGAGGCTGTTAACAATGCCGTAGGGTCTAGCAATAAAAGCGACCACCGCCGTGGTTGTGCTGCCGATATTCGTGTGCCAGGTATGACACCTGACCAAGTGGTGAAGGCCATCATTGCCAGCAACTTGCCTTATCAGCAAGTGATTCGTGAGTTCTCAGACCCCGTAAAAGGTGGTGGCTGGACTCATATTGCAATCACTACCAATGAAAGCGATGTTGCTAAAAAGTCAAAACTAATTATTGACAAGCAAGGCACACGCGTTTATTCATAAATAGGTCATACTGGAAATGTCTAATGCGCCTATGAAAATTAAGCGCGTAGACATTCGTTCTCTCGTTATACAAGACACCTTGGCATTGCTTCAACAGAAGTGTTTGCCAGGTGATACGCCTTGCGACACTAACTATGGACATTGGTGGATTGTCTATGACGCACTTAATTTGCCGTGTGCTTTTGGCGGTCTTGCTCGTTCCGTTCGTTGGACTAATGTGGGCTATTTGTGCCGTGCAGGTGTGCTACCTAGTCATCGTGGACACGGAGTACAGAAGAGGCTTATACGTGCGCGTATTCGCCAAGCCAGAGCGCTAGGTTGGGAATGGTTAATCACCGACACCTATCAAAATCCAGCATCAGCAAATAGTCTGATAGCTACAGGTTTCAAAATGTATGACCCATCGCAACCTTGGGGTGCTAAAGAAACCCTGTACTGGAGACTGAAGCTATGAAGTTTGATGCAACCTTGGCAAGTTATGCAACAGTTCGGGACTTGGAATACTTGGAGGCCATTGAAAAACATGGCAGCATTACTCAAGCAGCCAAACATTTACAAGTAGACAGGAAGTCTATTCAAAAGTCCATTGATCGCGTCAAGAAACGTGCTGCAATGGGTGGCTACAGCCCAGACCATGACATGGTCCATCCAGTGCCTGATGGTTTTAAGGTGCGGGGGGTGTCTACTTATTACAACAACGATGGCAAAGCAGTAGGCCAATGGGTGAAGTCAGGTGTTGACGAAACGCGCCAGCAAGAAATCATCAAGGAAATCGTTGACGGGATGTGTGAGCAAGTGCCAAGAGCTGCCATCACTCCACCTCCAGTTGGCACATCAGACAGCCTTTGCACTGTCTACACCTTGACCGATAGTCATGTGGGCATGTTGGCATGGCACAAAGAAGGTGGCGATGATTGGGATTTAAGCATTGCCGAGAAGACATTGGTAGGTTGCTTTGAACAGATGGTTAAAAGCTCTCCAGAGGCCTCTACGTGCGTTGTAGCGCAGTTGGGAGACTTCCTCCACTACGACTCTGCATTGTCTGCTGTAACGCCTCAGAGCGGTCATTCCTTAGATGCTGATGGACGCATGCCAAAGATGGTTAAGACTGCCATACGCATCTTGCGTACAGTTGTTGCCCGCGCATTAGAAAAGCATAAAACGGTTGTGCTGTTGCTGGCTGAAGGCAACCACGATATTTCCAGCTCTGTGTGGCTACGCGCCATGTTCCAAGCTTTGTATGAGAACGAGCCGCGCATCAAAGTGATTGATAGTGAGCTGCCCTACTATGTTTATCAACACGGGCAAACAATGTTGGCCTGGCATCACGGTCATTTGTCAAAAAACAACGCCTTACCTATTCTTTTTGCTTCGCAGTTTCCCAAGATGTGGGGTGAGACAAAGAAACGTTATGCACATTGCGGTCACCGCCACCACGTAGAAGAGAAAGAGCATAGCGGCATGACTGTTATCCAGCACTCTACATTGGCGGCTAGGGATGCCTATGCAGCCCGTGGTGGGTGGATGTCTGAACGTCATGTGACTAGCATTACCTACTCAGACAAATACGGTCAAGTTGCTAGAAATACTGTTACCCCTGAGATGCTAGAGTTGTCATAGTGTTGTGGCAAGATTTACTCACAGCAATAGTGCTGTTTACAAGGAGTTTATATGTACAAGGTAGAGATTGATATTTCGGCTTGGGGTGGTGACGAAAAAGTTGTCATTGAAAGCAACGACTTTGACAAAGTTCAAATCATCCAAGAATTCATTGAAATGCAGATGGACAATGGCTGGGCTGTTGACTATGCAGTAGTTGAAGATGAAGACGAAGAAGATGAAGACGAGCCAGCGACTGTCTCCACTTATGTCATCACAAAAATTGATGAGTAAAAAAAAGGGGCCTAATAAGCCCCTTAATTCATTTAGCACCTGCTCTTGAGTAGACGCGAAATTCTCTTGGTTGTAGAGATGGTTTTGTCTTTGGAAAGTCGCTTAGAGCGCTTACGTTTTTTCTACCATCACTTTCCCTTGATGCCCTAGCCAAGATGCCATATTTAACTCCATTGGCGGTGGCTTCAGATTCTTTGCGAATGGTTGATAAAAACTCTGGCATATACGTTTTAACGTAGTCAGGTGAAAAAGCGTTAATCATTGTTCTCTAGCCTTTATCATTGCGTCTGCCATTGCATAAGAATCTTGAGCAATGTCTTTAAATAATTTCAAACTTTCTTCATCTTGGCTTTGATCAGTAGGAAACCACTCAATTGCAGTATTAAAAATCCCCTGCATCGCCTTAGCAGCAAAGTAATCACGCAATGTCATGCCTGTGCTATCGGGATTGGCGTAGTTATCACTGGTGACTGGAAACGCTGGCCCACCTGTTTGTTTATTCATAAAGCTCTCCACTGACGTTCTTTGCGACCAGCATCAGATAACACCAACTCGCCTGTCTCTTCTACAAGTTTCATCTTTGCCATTTCTGGCAATCGCCTTGCCACTTGGTTAGAGTTCAATTTTGTTATACGGGCTATCCCATCTTTTCCACGGGGGCCATACTCATGCAGACATTCATGAATTGCTTGCATGTGGTGAGGGCATACTTTTTTGATTGATTCCGCCGCCTGATGGCTGGTGATCGGGTCAGTTTTTCTAGCTCGGAACAAATTCCCAATAAAGCTTTTCATGATTAATTTCTTTCGTTACTTTGAATTTTGGTGGGTGTAGCGGCAAAGCTTTCCCTTGCATTACTACTTGGACTGAGTACCACTCTTTGTGGCATCGTCCTTTTGCTTTCATTTCCTCTTCATAGTGAGGTTTACAGTCTTCGCAGATAGTGCAAGCTTCTCTCGCATATCTAGCTAAACGTAACCACTCAGAATATTGTTGGTTGTCTCTGAAACAAGCAGGTGTCATGGTTTTTATGGGGCCAGCGTTAACCAGCCCCTGTTTCTTAGAAGTTAGAAGTCTTCAGCAAGTTCTTTGTGTCGTTGTTTGTGGCATGGTTGACAAAGCCACATAACGTCCAAAGGTTTGTCATAGTCTTCGTGATGAGCAACTGATTTTTCTTCTCCGCATCGACAACACGGCTGACGGACCAGTGTTCCATTTCTAACCGCTCTGGAGACACGGGAATGTGCCACGTTCCTGCGGGAATCTTCTGCTCTCCATGCGCGTGTGATTTCTGTGTTTGCCTTGATGCGCTCTGGCTCTTTGCTGCGCGTCCTGTCGTAAGCCCGTATCTTTTCAATATTTTTATTCCTATTGGCTGTGACATCATTTTTGTTGCACTCCTTGCATTTATTTACGTGTCCGTCAGCCATCTTGCTATGTTTATAAAACATTTCCAATGGCATGACGGTCTTGCACTTAAAACATTCTTTAGAACGAATCATGTTGAACTCCTGTGACTATGGAGCAACCATTATAGACCCGTTCTAATTAAAAGGTATATCATCATCCATTGGCAATTGCGCAGCCCTACGTGTTGGCTGGCTCACAGGACGAGCCTGTTGATCTTTTGGACGCACAGACAACGAGAAAAACTTCTTGCCTTCTTTGCTTTCCTTGATCCAGCCGTTCAACCAGCAGTCAACGCCATTAAAGTTAATGGAGCCGCTGTAGTCTGGATCGTTATCTTTGGATTTCTTTTCTTTGTTGTTGAAAAGTACGCCACGGTTTGTGTTGTCGAAGTCTGACATTTAATTTCCTCCTCCTC